CACCCGGACGCACGGTCCCTGCTGGACCCGTTCGTGAAGGTCTCGATCGGTGGCTGACGTGCTGGCCGCAATGACGGCACTCGCAACGATGCTCGACGCCGACGACGCCAAGGTCCGTGGCTACGTCGGCAACCAGGACGACCCGACCGTCCCCTGCTGGATCGTCATGGTCCCGGCCGTCGACTACTTGGAAACGTTCGGCGGGGACGTGAAATTGACGTTCACTGTCCGGTACCTCGTGGAGCGCACGAACGAGGTAGCCGCGCAGGAAGACGTCGCGGCGGTCATGGCAACCGGGGCCGCGTCGGGGACCCTCAACGCGATCATCGACGCCGACGACACGCTCGACGGCGAGGTCGACTGGACGGCCGTTCTGCGCGCCCGAAACTTCGGTTCCTACACGTACGGCGACGTCACGCACCTTGGCTGCGAGTTCGACGTCGAGGCCGGCGCTTCCTAACCACTCACCCATCCAGGGCGTGTCGCTTAGCGGCATTGCCCGCTGCTGTCACGCCCACCTGAATGGAGCACGAACATGGCAAAGTCCCACGGCAAGAAGACGTACCTGAAGATCGGCACGGTCGTCGTGTCCGGTCAGTCGAACTCGGTGTCGGTTGACGGCGCCGTTGCGGCGGACGACGCCACGCCGTTCGGCGTGGAGGACGAGGAGTTCCTCGCTGGCCTCGGATCCGGCGCGATCAGCGCTGCCGGCTTCATCGAGTCGTCCAACGCGGCGACGCTGGAAGGGCTCAAGGGCACGATCACGACCTACGAGTACGGTCCGGCAGGCAACACGACGGGTTCGATGAAGAAGTCCGGCAACTGCCTGGTGACGGCCTGCAACTACTCGGCGACCCCGACCGCCGCAGCGGCGTTCACGATCACCGCGACCAGGTCCGGTGCGGAGACGGTTGGGACGTACTGATGCGGATTGGTCGCAGCACGGTCAAGGCGACGATCACGTTGGAGGACGGCACTGTTCTGGCGACACCAGACGATGACCGCCCGTTTGACCGCATCCAGTTTGAGCGGAAGTTCGACCGGTCGTGGCCGCCCGTTGAGGAGGACGAGAAGGATCTCGACGAGGACGGCGACCCGAAGGTCAAGATCGACCTGTCGGATGACCTGTTCCTCTTCATGGCGTGGGTACAGCTCAACCGCCAGGGGCTTGCGTCGGGCGCGCTGAAGGCGTCCGACTTCGACGCGTGGCTAGTGAACGTCGTCGACGCGGAGTGGGAGTTCGTTGTCCCTGAAGCGGCGGCGCCTGGTGCTGATGTCGCCCCCCCTACGGACCCGGCAGCGAGCGCTACCGCATAGCGGAACTCGTTGTCGACACGGGCAGACCGTGGGAGGAGCTGGAGATGATGCACGACGACCAGCTCGCCGCGATCGACCTGGTCCTGTTCTTCCGGCGTAGTCCCCGATGAACCTGCATATCGAGAACGCGTCCGACCTGATCAACCGGATCAGTCGCTTCGACAAGGACATCTACAAGGAACTCCAGAAGCAGATCCGCGCGGTCACTACTGAAGTGAAGAACGACGCCGAGTCGCTTGAGCCGGTCGGCAAGGCTCTGTTCGGAACGATGGGCGGCGACCAGGTCTCTGAGGGCTGGGGTGGTTGGACCGCCAGGCGCGACGGTCGTGATTTGTCGTTTGACGGCAGCGATGCGGGCCTCCGCGGCGGCATGAAAGTTCAGGTCCGTAAGACGACGCACCGCACGTCCGCCGGCAACGCTTACGGCGTGGTTGGCAAGGTGCTCGCCCCGAACAACCCAGCAGCGGCGATCTTCCTCCTGGCTGGATCGAAGAACCCGAACCGCAGGCCGGGTTGGGGTGGCAACTTCAACGCCGAGCTGAACCGCCGTTTCGGCACCACGTTTCCCCGCGGTTTGACGACAGCGTGGCGACGAGGCTACGCGGGCGCAGCCGCCCGGATCGACGCTGCCGTTGAAGCCGCGCGCGCCGCGATCGTCGGCTGACCTACCCACCGTTCGCACCACCGAGCCCTGACGGGAGGTCGGTCGATGCCGCGTCCCATCAACATCGTTCTCAAGGGCGACTACACCGACCGCGACGTCAAGCGGGCGATCAAGGATCTTCAGTCGCTACAGGCGCAGGGCGGCAAGACAGCGTCGGAGATGTCGGTCCTGAACAAGCAGGTCTCGGGCTTCTCGTCCTCCTTGAAGAAGTCGTTCGCAGGCCTTGGCGCAGGTCTTGCGGCAGGGTTCGGGCTGTCGGCGATCAACAACCAGATCGGCCAGGCTATAGGCGCGGCGTCAGATCTGGCGGAGTCGCAGTCGAAGGTTAAGGCCGTCTTCGGTGACTCCGCGGCGTCTGTAGATCTGTGGGCGAACAGCGCGACGACGGCGCTGCTGATGTCCAAGCAGGCAGCGTTGGAGAACGCATCGACGTTCGGCAACCTATTCCAAGCGTTCGGTGTTGGCCGCGATCAGGCCGTCACGATGAGCAAGTCCCTCGTGTCGCTGGCGGCGGACCTGGCGTCGTTCAACAACACGAGTGTCGAGGACGCGATCCTGGCGCTGCGCTCCGGTGTATCGGGTGAGATGGAGCCGCTGAAGCGGTACGGCGTGGCGCTGCTGGACACCCGCGTCAAGGCCGAGGCCTTGGCGATGGGCCTGTACAACGGCAAGGGGCAGCTCGACGTTGCTGCACGCGCTCAGGCGTCGTACTCGTTGATCCTGAAGGACACGGCCCTCGCTCAGGGCGACGTGGAGCGCACGGCGTCGGGGTACGCGAACACGATCCGGTCCGTGCAGGCGGCGGTGGAGAACGCACAGGCCAGCATCGGCCAGGGATTCGTGTCCGCCATTCAGGCGTCGTCAGAAGCGGTTGGCGGCCCAAAGGGGCTGACCGCGCAGATTGAGGGCTTCGGGCGCGGCCTGGGTGGAGCGGTCGAGCAAGCCGGAGACCTGGCAGCAAAACTGAAGTTGCTCGGCGATGCGAGCCTGTCGGCGCCGGACGAGTACGACGAGTCGGGCTGGCGCAAGTTCGTCATGACTATTCCGCTTCTCGGTCCGTCGCTCGCCGGGCTGTCGCTCCTTCACGAGAACTTGGCGCGCTCGGAGGGCGAGGCGGCGATCGCGGCGCAGGCACTTGCTCAGGACCAGGCCGACACCGCGATGCAGCACCGGTTCGTCAGTGACGCCGTACGTGGCACGACGACGGCGTTGGACGCCGAGACCGATTCCGTGACGAAACTCAAGGACGAGCTCGCGAAGCTGAACCGGGGCCTTGACCACATGTCGGCCCGGTCGTCCGTCGAGGCCGCGATCGACGCGTTCGCAGGCGCGGACACGCAGGGCACGCGAAAGTGGAAAGACAAGCACGGCAAGACCCACACGTCAACGTTCACCAAGCAATTCCAGACGGACTGGAACTCCGAACGCGACACGTTCAACTTGGGGACGGCAGCCGGTCGTAAGGGCCTGGATTTGGCCTCGGCGTTGATCTCCGCGACGCAGGCTGAGGCCGCGACGGAGTACGACCCAAAGACGGGTCGGGGTAGCCGGAAGGCGGCGCGGGAGACATTCGCGTATGGCCGCCGGAATCTGGTTGACCAATTGGCGGGAATCGGCGTCCCGCGGTCGGAGGCTCGAGCATTCGCCCGCGCCAACCTCGCGACCCCGGCGTCGTATCAGCGGGTGACGAACAACAACACGTACATCCAGCAGATGACAGTCAACACGAAGAACGCCCAGGAGGCCGGCATCGTGGTCGCGACGACGGGTCGAATGACAGCGAACTCGACACGTCCGAAGACGACGCCGCGTGGCGCGTCACCCGCGTTCGACTCGACAGTGCCGGACGGTGACCGCACCGGCCCCACCGCCACCGACCGCGGCCTAAGCCCGGCGTCCTGATGTTGTCCCTGTCGGTGTCACGGACGTCGCTGGGGCGAGTGCCGTTGACGGCCGCCGACTCGACACAGGTAGGCGCGACGGTCATGGACTGGTCGCCGGGTCTCGTCGTACGGGACATGACGATCGTGAAGTCGAAGTGGGCGGACGGCGGTGTCGTTACCCATTCCCGTGACGACATCGTCACGATGACGCTGTCCCTGTTCCTGCGTGCCGGGTCGCTCACGGCGTCACGCCTGCTCGCGGAGGAGTGGGCCGAAGCGCTCGGTCAACTCGACTACACGATCACGGAAACCTTGACCGCTGGCGCCCGCGCGTTCGCAGCGATGCCGGCGAGCGTCGACATCACGGCTAATCCGAACCATTGGCGGGCCGGGATCGTGTCCGTCACGGCATCTATCCCGCGGAATCCCTGGCCGTGAGTACTCGGATGATCACACGGACCTCGCCGCAGTACGCGGCACCAACGCTTGTCGCTGGCAGGGCTCTGCCGCGCTCGGTCTGGGTGCCGACGGGTCCGCCAGTCCGGGAGGACTGGGGCACGCTGCGGGTCGAGATCGGCGCGACATGGGAGTACGACCCTGAGGCCGCCCCGGGTGACCCGACGATGGTCAAGACCGTCGCCGGCACGGACTACACGGAGTTCCGTGGCGCCCGCACGCTGATCGAGATGCTGTCGTGGGCGGACCCGTTTGGGGAAGAGGACGGTCAGATCACCATTCCCGCGATGACGCCGTGGGACGTGGTCTCTGCGACGTCGTGGGGTGGACCGATCCCACCGGGCACGAATATCGACATCTGGCGGGTGCTTCCGCCGTGGCTAGCGGCTGTTCATGCGACTAATCACCCGACTGGAGAGGTCGGCTACTGGCATGGCGTGATCCTCGACCCCGAGATCTGCGACGGTGACGGACAACCGGACGGGGCGACGTACCAGCTCGCGGGCGCGATGCTGGCCGAGATTTCCACGCGCGGTCACATGCCGCAGCCCCTCGACGACTCCCGCGACATCGGCCAGGTGCTCGCGCAGGCGTGCGACACCCGCGATTCCTACTCCCGCCCGAATCAGGGCTGGCGGTTCGACTTCGAAACCGACGAGACCGGTATCGAGGTCCGGATGCGGGGCTCCTCCGGCCAGTTCGTCGTGGACTTCATGCGGGACGTTCTCGCGGTCGCCCGGGACGCCGGGCACACGTGGACGATCGCCCGCGCCTACGGCGAGGACGGGTTCCTCCAGCCCCGCAAGTACTTCCTGTACGACGCCTCGACGCCGGTCGCATCAACGACGATCCGCGGCGGGATGCCGGGCTGGCAGTTCGCGCCGCGCTCCGATGTGACGCAGGACCCGAACGCGATCTTCGGTGCGGGCACACGGCGTGACGGCGGCTACTGGTCGGGGATGGTGTACCCACTGCTGGCGGAGATGACGCCGCCCACCTATCCGGGGCCGCTCGCGTTGACGGACACGGGCGACGACGTGACGGCGTTGCAGGGCCGGTTGCGGTTGTCGGGCTGGCCGGATGTGTCGCCGACGGGTGTGTTCGACGCGGACACGGTCACGGGCCTGAACGCCATGTATAAGGCGGCGGGTCACGCGCAAACCGGCGAGATCGAGACCGAGGACGACTGGGACCTCGCGTGGTCGACGGACACGGGGACGACGGACCTGTCGTCCGGCTACCGACGCCCGCTGGCCCGTGACACGACCGTTGAGCGGTGGACGTACTACGCGGACGGGTCGATCAGCGGGGAGAACCCATACCACGACGCGGCGATCCTGCCCGTTGACGCTGACTTGTCGTACGGCGACCGGATCTCACGCGGCCGGGCAACGACGAACGCGAACCGGCTCGTCGCGGACTTTGCTGATGGACCCCTCGTGATGGGTGAGGCGACGCTGACGATCGACCCGGCGGACATGTCGCGCATGGATCTACGCGAGTGCGGGCAGCTCATCGTCGACTACACGCCGGCTGGGGCCGAGGACGGATCACAGGCCCTCGCGTTGCGGATTGCTCGCCGGGAGATTCAGCCCGAGTCGGACGCCCTCCCGTTGTCAATGACGCTGGCGACACGCCCGTATCCAGCACTCGACTTGGCGACGCGGTTGGACCGTGACCGGTCGGCAGCGGCGAACCCGGCCCGGTCGTTCTACTCGCAGTTGCATCGGGCGCAGCGTCCGTGGAAGGACGTCAACGGCTGGGACTCGGAGTCGGGCGCGGGCATCATCCGGTCGTTGCATTGCGCGGCGGGTGAGTGGACGGTCGTGAAGTTCATCGGCGCGCAGCGCGGTTCGATCATGGCACTGAAGGCGAACTCGGACCCGGCGAGCCGGTACGCGATGGCGCTGTTCGGGGACGAGATCGACGCGGCCGGGGTGGAAGCCCTGGTCGAGCTGCCGTTGACGGAGGCTCCGACGACGTCGGGCTGGTGGGCTGAGGTCGCTGAGTCTGACCTTGAGGATGCGGCGTGGATCGACTCGTGGGGCATGTACACGCAGGCGTGCGGCTACTACCCGTATGCGGAGTCCGATGATCCGACGCCGGACACGTCGGGGAAGACGCGCGACTTCGACACGTACACGTTCGAGTCGCTGAAGCCGCCGTGGCTGTGGCTGGCGATCTGGTCGGAGGACGAAGCGGACTACGACGTGACGATGCGCGTCGCGACGGCCCTGGACTGACGTGGCAACGTTCGCGGTCGTCGGGTCGACGACGTTGAACACGGCGGCATCGACGGATCCGCAGTCGTGGACTGTCCCGCTGCATGGCGATGCCGAGGTCGGCGACTACATGCTGCTGGCGCTGCTCGGTTCCGGTTTCGACAGTCGCGCGAACTCGAGCGTTGATGCTCGGCTGACGACGACGTTCGATGCGACGTCCGGGTACGCGGGCGGTTTCGGTGAGGTCACGGACTTGTCGGATGTGGAGTTCACGTCGGCGGGCATGTCGCCGGGTCTGGCGGTCGTGACGGTCGTGCGACCGTCGGCCGGTTTCGGTGTGTTCGCAACGGATTACTACGAGGGTGTGCCGGCGGTGTCGCAGGCGGGCCGGTCGTCGGCGACGGATGCGTTGTTGTGGGTGTCGGCGCAGTGGGGTTTCGACGGCAGCGTCTCGCTGGACCCGCCGTTCGGTGATGTCGTGGGCAGCGTCGATGACGGCGGCGGGTCGAAGAGCCTCTTGTCGGTCGCGGAGTGGCATGGGTCTCCGCCGGCCGGCGTGCTCGACGCGACCGGCGTCGACCTCTGGGTCAACCAGGGGTGGGTCGTGCTGGGCCGCACAGCCGCCCGCCCGTATCTGCGTCAGCGCCAGTCGCCGCGTGCTAACCCGCGCGTGTCCCTGAACCATCCGAACCTGCGCGTTCGGCAAGTGATCCCGTAGGCCTAGGAGGCGATCGTGGCTGATCCGATCATTGACGTTCCGGCGACGGAGAACGTCGTCATGTACGGCGGGCGCACGTTCGACCGGACGTGGCTGCTGCAAGACGAGGCCGGCGACCCGATCGACCTGACCGGGTTCTCGGGTTCCGCGCTCGTCAAGGAAGCGACGACGGACGCGGACGGGGACGCGGTCCTGACGTTCACAACGACGGACGGGTCGATGGTCCTCGGCGACGCGGCGGGCACGATCCGCCTGGTCAAGTCGAAGACGGCGACGGCCGCGTTCCAGGTGGTGTGCGCGCACACCGACACGGAGTTCAAGTGGGACTCGCAGGTCACGGACGGCGACGGTGTCTCGTCGCCGGTGCATGACGGGTCATTCACGCTGATAGCGATGGACACCCGATGACGTCGGTCATCTCGCAGCCGAGGATCCTGACGGTCCGGTCGACGGGTGAGACGACGGTTCTCGCGGTCGCGACACCGACGGTCGCCACGGTCGTTGCGTCTCCCGGTCCGCCCGGTGCGACGGGGGCTACGGGCGCTGACGGGGTCGGCGTTCCGGCCGGTGGCACCACGGCCCAGGTGCTCGCGAAGATCGACGCGACGGACTTCAACACGGAATGGGTCGACCAGACCGGCGGCGGCGGTTCGCTGCCCTCGCAGACCGGTAACGGTGGCGCGGCCCTGGGGACGGACGGCACCGACGCGGCTTGGGTGCGGACTATCACGGCGGCGAACACGGGCGGCGGCTCGTCGGAGGTCGCCGCAGAAGACGGTTTGGCGTACACGGCGTGGTCGGGTCCGGGTGGCGAGGGCACGGGTACGTCGGCGGATGACACGGGCGCCCGCGTGAGTGCCCTTGATGGCGCTAATGAGGCTGAGGTTCGTGTGAACCTCGACGGCACGGTGGAGATCACGGCGACCGGCGCGCTCAAGGTCAACACGGTCGAGGTTGACGTGTCGGGCGCGGCGACGGATGACGTGCTCGCGTTCGACGGGACCAAGTTCGCGCCCGCAGCACCCAGCGGCGGTGGGGGTGGCGGGATCGCGTCGACCATTGTTGACGCGAAGGGCGACCTCATCGTCGCGACAGCGGCAGATACGGTCGCCCGCGTCCCGGTGTCCGGCACGAACGGGTGGGTGCTGACGGAGGATTCAGGCGAGGCGGCGGGCGTCAGGTGGGGACCTGGACCGGGGCTAGTGCTCGTCGGGGCTGGCGCTCCGTCGGGCGCATCGTCGTTCAACATCACCGGTTTCACGTCCACCTACAACGACTACCGGCTCCTCATGCGGTTGACCGGCAGCACGAACATCATCCTCAAGGCCAAACTTTCTGTTAGCGGCACGCCGTCATCGACGGGCTACGACTGCACGCGGGCGTTCTGGGGTAGCACGGACGCCAGCGACGACAACCAGCAGGGAACTGACGAGTGGATGTGGTCCGCCGTCGGCGCGACCCCCGGCGCTTTCAGCTTCGACATCTTCTCGCCCGCACTCGCCGAATCCACGCTGTATGACGGGATCGCTAGGCAGTTCTACTCAACCGGGGCCCTCTGTGTCCTCGCGGGCGCGCACTCCGCGGCCACGGCCTACGACACGATCACCATCACCCCGGACACTGGCACGATCACGGGCCGGTGGCGGCTCTACGGGTACGCGAAGTGACCCCCGACCCGTCGACTGGAGGCTGACCCGCCGTGACCGATGCACACGAGCCCCACGATCCGTCGACGTTCGCCGTCCGCGCGGAACCCGTGCCCGTGCAACTCACGCGCATGGAAGGCGTCCTCAACCTCATCGCCTACCGCATCAACGAGCTAGCCGCCACAGTCAGCAAGCACGACGACGAGATCAACAAGCTCAAGCTGTCCACGCAGCGCCTCGACGACGATGCGAAGGCCGGCCGTGAGACGGCGATCGCCCTCGCAGAAGCCTTGAAGGAAGCCGACGAGGCCCGGCGTGCACGGTCGGGTGAAACCTGGACCCCCTTTCAGCGCGCGTTCGTCGCGATTTCAGCACTGACCGCGATCGCCGCCGTCGTGCTCACCCGCCTCGCCTGACCCAACCAGTCCCCGCACGTCCAGCCCTCACGGGAGGTACACGCATGTTCCGATCGAAGAACTTCCGCAAGGCCATCTACATCGCCTCGACCCCGATCTCGGCGGTCCTCATCGTGGCGGGAGTCGAGTCGTCCGCGGCGCTCGCCTATGTCGGCGCTGGACTCGCGGTCGCCAACATCGTGATGGCGTACCTCAACGTCCCCGGCGACGACGACGGCGACGGAGTGCCTGACTGATGGCCCGCCTCTGCACCGCCGGCGCGACGTTCCGCGACCAGCTCAACCGCCGCTTCCCGAAGCGCGACAAGCGGTCCGACGGGTGGATCGGCGACGCCGCACACTCGACGCGGTTCTCGTACCACAACCCCGACAAGAACGGCATCGTCTGGGCGACCGACACCGACGAGAACATGGGCGTCGGGACGTGGCGCAACGGCCGGACCTGCAAGCGGCTCGCGAACCAACTGCTCGCCTACCAGCGGTCCGGGCTGCCCGGATCTGACCGGGTCCTGCACGTCGTCTACGAGGACCGGGTCGCGTCCGGCACGTACCGCAAGTGGTGGTGGATCTGGCGCGGCAAGGGCTACGGGCACACCATCCACATGCACGTCACGTGGAAGCAGGGCAAGGGGTACGACGCCCGACTGTTCCCGCTGCCCATCCTCGCCACGACCAAGGCCCAGATGCGGGCGTGGCAAAAGCAGCTCGACGACGCAAACTCCAAGTAGCCCCGCCAGCACCGGAGGCAGCATGTCGTTCAAGGAAGCACTCACCGTCCAGATCGCCGCAGCGTCGAAGGGCCCACGGTGCACCGTGTGCGCGCTGCAAGACACGCTCGACCCCGCGGACTGGAACGACCTGTGCGCGAGCATGGCCGAGTCGTCCATCCCGCACACCGTCATCTACCGGGCGTTGAAGTCGATGGATGTTCACGTCGGTGACGGCGCCATTGCGCGTCACCGCAAGGGCGAGTGCAAGCACCGATGACCGGGCCCCTGTCGCCGGAGGCACTCGGCCAGCAGCAGCACGTCGACGAGTTGCAGGCCGCACTGGACCGGGCCAACCGCGACATCAGGAAGTACAAGGCGCGCAACGACCGGATAGCGGCGGTCACGATCGACGCCTGCCGTGATGCGGTCCTCGCGCACCCGCTGGACCGTGTCGTCCGCCCACCGCGCGACCGGCGAACCAAGGGTGCGGAGGTCGCGCTCCTGCACATGACGGACTGGCAGGGCGCGAAGGTCACCCCGTCGTACAACACGCCTGTCATGCGGGAGCGAGTCCACCGGTACGTGGACAAGGTTGAGCGCATCGTCACCATCCAACGCGCCGACCACCCCGTCAACGCCTGCACGCTCGCGCTCGGCGGCGACATGATCGAAGGCTTGTGGAACTTCCCGACACAGCCGTTCGAGATCGACATGACCCTGTTCGAGCAGTTCGTGACCGTCAGCAACCTCATCGTCGAAGTGACACGCCGGCTGCTCGGGATCTTCGACACGGTCACCGTCGTCCCCGAGTGGGGCAACCACGGGCGGCTCGGCTCCAAGCGTGACGCCGTGCCCAAGGCTGACAATGCCGACCGGATGACGTACGAGCTGGCCCGGCAGGTCCTCGTCGCGTCGGGCGAGACGCGGCTCACCTGGCAGGACTGCCCCGAGGACATTCAACGGCTCCAGATCGGCAACTACCGGGCGCTGCTCATGCACGGGGACGAGGTCGGCCGGGCCGGTTTCGCTGCCCCGTCCGCGTGGCAGGCCGCCGGCAACCGGTGGAAGGCCGGGGCGTACGGCTGGGACTTCCAAGACATCTACCTGGGCCACTACCACCGTCACGCGCAAGAGCCGCTGTCCGACGGCCTGGGCGCGATCTACTGGACGGGCAGCACCGAGTCGGAGAACCGGTACGCGCGGGACTCCATGGCCGCGTCCGGTGTCCCGTCGCAGCGGCTCCACTTCATCGACCCCGAACGCGGCCGCGTGACGACCGTGCACCAGGTCTGGCTCGACGCGTGAAGGCCCACGTCCAGGTCGGCGAAGTAGTGGTCCGCTGGGCCGCGAAGGACGGCCGCGAGGTCCGACGGATGCTGACCGCCGCTGGGTCCGTCGCGCTCGCCCTCGCCAAACCCGACGAACCGGAACAGGTCGACAAGGCGCCGCTGGGATTCGCAGCGAGCGAACTCGACCCAGACCGGTAGTACGCGTAGAATCTGACCCGCGAAGCCGGCGCTCACAACTGAATCCCCAAGCCACACGTACCGGGTACGGGCGGGCCTCCAAAACCTGCCTTGCTGGGTCCGACTCCTAGGTGTGGTGCTCCCATCCAGTCCGTTTCGACGGCTGGACCCGACGGGGTTAGGCCCCCGTCCGACCGCCCCCCGTAGCCCACAAGGCTGCGGGGGGCGGCTTTCGTCGTTGGGGGGTCGTTGGATTCGGACTCGATCAGGCGTACGATCGCAGCGGTCTCGGCGTGGAGGCCGTCCGCTGGTACAAGGGCATGTTCCCTAAACGAGCAGCCAAACGGCAAGGCTGGTGATGGTGGGGCAACTCACCTGAGGACCGGTCTGGCTGGCGGCTTAAGAACGAGGCGTCGCTACACGCCTACTCCGCGCCGAGACCGCCTGTCGCACCCCCGCGTCTACCCTCAGGCCATGCTCAGCGACAGGGACCGGGGAGTGCTGGACGTCGCCGGCCGGTTTTACCGGACCCAAGGCGCCCGCGAGGAAGCCGTCCGTGTTGAGCTCGGACTGACGTACACCCGGTACGCGATCCTCCTCAACCGACTCCTCGACGACCCCGACGCCTGGGCCTACGCACCCGGCACCGTCCAGAGGTGGCGACGAGCACGGAGACAGGGGACTGAAGCGCGCGAGGCCAGGGCACGACGGAGGGTGGGCTAAAGGCTGTACCTGAGGCTGTAGTTCGGCCCGCCGTTCAGATCCACAAACGCTCACCCACGTTGGGGCGCAACGTGTTACTAAGAGCCCCCGGTCAGGTTTGAACTGACGACCTACCGCTTACAAGGCGGTAGACGCCCCCTCATGCCATGCCCTAGAATCGTTGCGTACCAACGGTTGCGAGGGGCCTAGACATACCCTGGTACGGCCTGCTGTGGCTGTACCCGTGGCTGTACCTGGAGGGAGCACGACGATGGCGAAGCGATCGGGCCGGCGAACGGCCGGCGACGGGGCACTGTTCCAGCGCGCCAACGGCCTGTGGGTCGCGAGCATCGACCTCGGAATCATCGACGGCAAGCGCGTCCGGTGGAGCGGATCGTCGATGAGCAAGGAACGCGCCCTCGCCAAACTGCGCGAGGCTCGGTCCGAGCACGAGACCACCGGCTCCGTTGGCAAGCGGTCACAGACCGTCGGCGACTGGCTCGACCACTGGTTGACCGAGATCGTCCGCCCGACCAAGCGCCCGAAGACCTACGCCGAATATGAGCGGTGCGTCCGCCTCCACCTCAAGCCAAGGCTCGGGCGTGACCGTCTCCACGCCCTGACGCCTCAGCGGGTCCGCACGGTCGAGCGGGCCATCGCTGACAAGTACACGGCGGCCACGGCGAATAACGTCCACCGCTGCCTGCGGACGGCTCTCGCCGCAGCCGTCAGTGACGGTCTGGTGGCCCGGAACGCCGCCGAGGCTGTCACCCCACCCACGCCGGGAGAATCCACCAGAGGTGCCCTGACGGTCTCGCAGGCCACAGCCCTGCTCGCAGCCACCGCGGCCGACCCCCTCGGCTCCCGGTGGGCCTTCGCACTCCTGACCGGCACCCGCCAGGGTGAGGCGCTTGGCCTGGAGTGGGACCGCGTCGACCTGGCCGCCGGTACCGCCGACATCTCGTGGCAGCTCCAGCGCCTCGTGTGGGACCATGGCTGCGGCGAGAAGACGTCCTCGGGCTGGCCATGCGGGCGCAAGCGGGGCGGCTGGTGCCCGGACAAGCGGCGCGTCTTGCCAGACGGCTTCGAGCTCCGGGAGATCGATGGTTCGTCCCTCGTCCTTACTCGGCCGAAGACGACCCGCTCGGTCCGGCTCTTGCCGCTGCCGCCGACTCTCGTCGCCAGCCTCAAGCGGCACCGGGCGCGGGACATCTCCCCCGGGCTGGTCTGGCGGGACGGGACCGGGCCGATCGACCCGAAGGACGACTACGCCGAGTGGCAAGCGGCGCTCTCTGCGGCCGAGCTGCCGGCCGTCCCGCTCCACTCCACCCGGCATACGACCGCAACGCTGCTCATGGCCCAGCGTGTCGACCCCAAGATCGTCCAAGCGATCATGGGCCACACCCGCGCGGCGACCACGCAGGCGTACCAGCACGTCGACCTCGACATGGCTCGCGAGGCGCTTGGGAGGGTCGATGCGGCGCTGGGTTAGTCCATGTATGCGGCCGGGTCGACCGTGTTGCACAGGACGGTCACGCGGTAGTGTCGCCCACTTGTGTTCACGGCCTTCGGGGCGTAACAAGCGAACCTGGCCGGAGTGATAGTCCCCAGGGCCGCCGTCACCTTGACGACCCCGGCGGCCCTTGCTCGGGCCTTTGACCCAGCCTTGACGTGGGTCCTGACGGTGCACGTCATTGACGACCCAGCCTCGCTCATCCTGCAACTCCAAGACGACGGGTACTCGACGGCTTGGGCGGTGGGCGCCAGGGCCAGTGTGAGTACGGCGACCACAGCAGCCGTTGCCAGGCGCTTCACGATGACTTCACCAGGGCTGCAACTCCGAAGCCCGCGGCCACCGCGAGCGCTAGGAGCATCGCCAGGCCGCCCGCATCTCGTCCAAATGCGGGCTGCATCGAGATGGCGGCGACGGCGCAAAGCACTGCGATAAGGCCAAAGATGACCCCCGTCAGTCGTCGCGCGATTGGATCGACTGGTGGCTTGACCCATGGCGTCGTCGCCGCAGGTTGCGTGGCACTGGTAGGTGCCATCCGCGGCTCCACCCATGACCGCCCATCCCAGACTCGACCGCTCGCCGCCTTCGTACCGACGGCCGTGACCGACATGTCGACTGGCGCGTCAACCCAGGCCGAACCGGACCAGATCTGTTCGTTTGCCATCCCCGCCCCCTCCCTCGTCCTGCCGACCCTAGACCCGGACCCCGACGGTTCGCACGGCCATGCGCCAGTCCGCGAGCACTTCGGGTATGACGTCCAGCGCATGCGCGATCCCGCAGTCGGCGCCGTCGCACAGCGCCTCGGCCTCCGCGTACTCGTGGGGATCGACTAGTAGCAGCGCGGCGTTGAGGCGCGCTCGTCGCTCCATGCGCGCGTCAACAGGGCCGAACCCACTTGGGACGTCGCGGTGAATGGCGTGCTGCACCTCATGGGCCAGGATGCTCCGCGCCTCGACTCGGAGCAACCGCCGGTCGAGGCGGATGGTGTGCGTGCCGGCGTGGTACTCACCCCACCGCCGGCCACGTAGCCATTGCGTCTCGACCGGGACGCCGAGGATCTCGGCGTGCTCCCATGGCGAGTAGGCCTTCCCTTGATTGAGCGACACTCAGGACTCCTCTCCGCCGATAGTCGAGCCCGGCTCGCGGTCCATGTGAGCCGCGGCAACGGGTCGCCGTTTGTTAGCGGCAGTCTCTGTGGTGGGTGGGACACCGGGGACGGCGTGTAGGCCGCGGCGCCGGACCCTGGTCTCAGCCTCCCCAACGACCGACGAGGCCGTTAGGTCTAGCGCCGCGCACACTGCTTCTAGTTCTGTGAGCGTCCACGACATCGTGCCCTTGAGCAGCAGCGCGCCCGTCGAGTGTCCGATACCAGCCTGGGTTGAGAGCTTGCGACCGCTCATTCCCTTGCCCTGCAACGTCTTTCGGATGACGTCACTGACGGCCCGGCTTAGGGGGTCGGGGTTTGGGCGAGTGTTTCCTCGTGGCATGAGGGCAGCCTAACCGTATATACGAGCAAAGGACAACACGCCCACCCCCTGATTCGTATTGACTGTCCGTGTATACGGACATAGAGTCTGCGGTATGGCACTCGCAGACCCCCTCGCTGGCGAGATCCGAGTCAGAGCAGCTGAGCAGTCGATCACCCTGCATGCACTGGCTGTCGCATCCGACCTCAGCGACGCATCCCTCTCTCACCGCCTGACCGGCCGCACGCCATGGGCCTTGGGCGAGATCGCGCGAGTAGCGACCGCGCTCAACACCACGGCGAGCGAACTGATCGCGGCTGCGGAAGCCGCTGTACCAGCCGGGAGCGTGGCATGAGCCTCGACATGTCCCAGCGGATCTCCGTCACCCGCGACCAGGCCGCCGAGATGGTCGGCCTGTCGCGCAGCACGATCCTGCGCGCAATCGCCGCCGGTGACCTCGTCGAGCACTACGTCACGTCGAAGCCCGTGATCTTCGTCGACGAGCTGCGCGCCTGGATTGCCGCCGCCCCGACCGAGGGTCAGCGGCGATGACCCCCCACGACCTCCCCGCCCGCATGACGTCGAAGATCACGGTCGACGAGCACGGCTGCTGGATCTGGAAGGGCTGTCTCAACTCGCGCGGCTACGGCTGCGTCAGCGTCAACGGCAAGGTCGTCCTGACGCACCGGCGTGCCTACGAACTACTCGTCGGGCCGATCCCGTACGGCCTGACGATCGACCACGCGGTCTGTCAGGTGAAGGCGTGCTGCAACCCGCAGCACCTAGAGCCGGTGACGAACCAGGTGAACGTCCAACGCTCCCGGGCACACATCACGCACTGCCCCAAGGGCCACGAGTACACGCCGGACAACATCGTCTGGAACCACGGCACGCGCCGGAACTGCCGGGAGTGTGCCCGCGCTGCGAAGCGCGCCTGGGCAAAGGCCGCCTACGCGAAGAAGAAGGCCGCCTTGACCGAGCGAGCGGAGGCAGCGGCATGAGCGTCATTGAGTCGTTCTTCGACGGTCTCAACCCCGCAGTGTCCACGCTCATCGGCATAGCGATCAGTCTTCCGGTCATCATCTTGTGGAGGCTGTGGGCTGACCGATTCGTCGACCGACGCGGCATCACATTCCTGAACGTCACGCTGGCGCTCACTCCGATGCTGGTGCTCATCGGCCTCGGCTTCTGGTACTTGGCGGTCCAGCCATGACCCCCCTCCTCCGCATCGCCGCCATCGTCGCCACAGACCCGCGCCTGGCAACGGTCGACCGGCGTCTCGTGCTGGAGCTGCTGTCACGGGAAGCGCAGACGGACTTCACGTGGATGCCGACCGCGACCGAGCGGGAGATCGCGGCATACGTGAGCGGGGGTGCGTGATGCGCAAGGTCATCCTGCGCGCTCCGGTGGCCTACGAGATCACGTTGTTCGATGGCGCTGTCGTCCGGTTCGATGACGTCGCAACGTTGGATGAGTCGATCGTCCTGATAGACGTGAACCCCGAAGACGACCCGGAGGCGTGGGTCTACGGCAAGCGGGTGCCTCACCCAGCGGGGCTTGGAACGGTCGAGGTCGTGTCCCGAGTCCACCCAGCGTCGGACGCGGTTATGCCGATCCGGACAGGTTCCGGTGCCTGGCTCACGACCATTCCTCGCGAGTTCATCGTCTCCATGCGCCGAGTGCAGCCCACCCCGTGACCCCCGCCCTCGCCGCTGTCCTCGCGGTCGCTGTCCTCGTGCTCGGTGTCGGCGTGTACGTCGCCCTCGTGGTGGCCGGCGCTGTCTCGGGTGTCGTCGGAGTGCTGACGTGACCCGCGCGACCGTCCTCGTGGAGCAGA